CTACGTCCAGCGTCTCGAATCCAGCTGCAACGTCTAATTGTTCTCTCGCCGTCAGCCGCTTGAGCGTGACCGCCCCTCCCCATTCCGGAACGTCTATAGTCTTCTCACTCGGTCGCCGCTCCCTCAGTTGATCCAGCGTTATACCCATCGATCGCTCCTGACTTGAAAATCTGATGCCGCTCGGCGATATCCTGACCAACCTCAATCAACCTCTCGCGTCCCACCACAGTCTCCAGCTCCAGCCCGCCGCGCGGGCCGCTGAACGGCATCGCTGCCGTGCCTCGCTTCCGCAACGCTAGTTGCACAATCGACCGTTGATGCTGGCTCGACAACTCCGCAACGGTCGTTGCGTTTTCTGTCCTCGCATGGTGCCGCATCTCGAACACGATATTCGGTTCGAGGGGAAGCAGCGAGTAGACGATACCGGCCAGCGTTATTGTCTCGCTCATGATGTCGTGATCGCACCCGTCCGGTTCAGTGTTACCGTTCTAGATACTACGGACGAATTCTCCAGCGCCGCCGGCTCTATCGACATGACACGCGCGTTGAATGTCCAGGTCTGCGTGGCAGTCAGCGCCCCGCCACTCCCATCGTTCACACCGGGATACACGATCGACCAGCTGCTCTCAGTGCGATCAGCAAAGTCCGTGTCCACCAGGGCGTGGTTGCTGTCGCCAGGCTCCCACAGCTGCTCAAAAGAGAAGTCGCTCGTGTCTTCTATCCCCTGCAGTTCTGACCTCAATGTGCTCCCAAGATGGTCGATCGCGACACGCTCGTACGTTTGTGGCGGCGGCGTCAGAGTTCTCACTTCGCCCTGCGCGGTGGAACCAAGTTTGACAATAGAACCGTAGCCGATAATTGTGTTAGCCATATTTTCAACTCCCAGGGTCGTGTCCTACTACTTGGAAAGTCAGCACGGCGACATGCCGTCCAGTATCTGACAGGTCGCTACGCGGGATATAGTCGTCGCTGTGCTCGTTCACGAATACCGCCAGAACCTGACCACTCCCGAACGTCCCTTGGCTGCCGTCCAACTTCCGCAAGTCGTCCGCCAGGTCCATCGCGTCATCAATCGACGTGCTCACACCCTCGACGTTCAGGAACTCACGGAACGGACGGACGCCAGTGGCGGCGCTGAGCACTTGCTCGCGTTCAATACTTGCACGCTCAAACCAGATATAGTCTTCAACGTCAGCACCCTGCTCCTGCGTGACTTCGTTTTGAAATACCCGCGTTCCAACACGCGCAGCGATCGCAGACTGAGCCAGCAGAAACGTTCGGAAGTCTTCCCCGACAGATGCCATCATTTCCCCGTTGGCGATATCTTCGACGCCTCGGCATATACCTCGTTGAGAAACTTTGTTTCAAACGCGCGTAGGGACTGGCGACTAGTACCGGAAAACGCCCGCGCCAGAAACTTGTACCCGCGCGTACCGCCGTGGTTCACTACCGATTCCCAATTGATTTTCCCATAGCGTCTGAATACCAGCACATCGCCAGCCATCGCGCTGGCGACTTTCGGTCTGATGCGGTGCGCCTTCGTTGGCTGGTCCACGAGGTGGATGGGTACGATCTTTCCCTTCCCTGAAATGCCGCCACGATTTCCTCGCGACATCAACGCGCGGCCCTGCGCGGCGGCGAGCGCCTTCGTTGACTTTGAACCGGCTCCGCGCTGCCCGATTACCGCCACCTGGATTCCTCCGCGGCGGTACGCTTTGACGCGGTGCGTAATCGACCGCTTCAACAACCCCGTCTTCTTTGGTACCAGCTGACGAACACGCTTGACCATTGGACGCGCAGCCGCGTTGATAGCCTTGCGCGTCACCTTCCTCTGTAGCTTGCTGTTGAGTTGCCGGAATAACCTGTCAGACTCTTCAACCCCCAGAACGTTGTAGTCGATCTTGATCCGGTCAACGCCAGCCTCAACGCCCGCGAGGCCTAGCCCGCTTCCCCAGCGACTCCCACCACGTGGCGACCGGTTCCCGAACAGGCCCATTAGATGTCCTCCTTACACAGCAACTCAATCCAGCGGTTCCGTTCTTGTAGGTTGTTCACAAATCCTATATTCAGATACCGTGTTCCGAACCTCAATCGCTGGAGCGGCGTTACGTTTGTTCTGAATCGGATCGTGACGCGATGCGTTGCCATCGCGACCAGCTGATTCGCCTGTATGACCTCCTCTCCGGACAGTGCCTCCACCTTGGCGCGTATCGTTGCCACCGCGGACCACTCTCCCGTACGCTCGCCGCGTGAGCCAACGCCATCAGGCGGACTCTGTAACGTAACGACTTGGCGCAGGTCACCGCTACGCATGTCGGCGAGTTTAGCCACTTAGAAGAATCCCCTCGCCGGCCATGACGGCGTCCAGTTGCGACAGTATCCCGCGACCTATAATCGTATTGATATCGGCGAAGCCTTGCCCGCGAGTGTTATATCGATAGTCAGTGAAATCCCTGACGGCCGCCTTGATCTGGTACGGGACATCGCCAGCCGCATAGCCCGCGGTATGCGTGATAGTTACATCAGCCGTAACGCCATACGTAGTTGGCCAGCTCTTATCTTTCGCGACACTAATTCGAGCGATGAGAGGTGCCGAGTCGACGCGATACTCTGTCGCCGCTAGTGTCTGCGAGTCTCCATTGCTATCGATATAGACAATAGATGTGACGCTGCCAAACGGTGGCCGCGCGATATTAATTGAACCGCGGCGCCAATACTGCGAATCGGTCCACCCGTCCATTGTCAACTGCCAAGTCTGCGACATAACGCACAAGCCATATCGCGACTCTAACACCGCCGTCGACTCGCGAATGATATCTTCTATCAGCGAGTCGTCGTCATCAATTGTGACGTTACTATACCGCTTTGCGTCGGCGACGCTTACGGCGAGGCCTGTCGGGGCTATCGTCTGCCTGTGCATTGTCGGGCGCCGTATTAGGTACCGGGACCGCCCAACCCCTATCTAGTAGGGATTGGGCAAGGCCCGAATCTAGTGTCTGGACTTTCCCGATTCGCAGTCCGAGGTAGTCCACCACCATCGTTACTTTCTTAGACATTTATTAACTCGCTGCCAGGTACATTCCGACATAGCCACCGGCGTCTGATCCGTCGCCGGGATCGTGTACCGCAAGGTCCGAGCGACTAGTGGCCCGCAGAGTTGTCACGTCTTCGTCGAAGGCGAACTCCGCGCTCACGCCGATCTCGATCGCACTGCGATCGCCGAGAACTACCGCCTGCGACCACGAGCCGAACAGACAGGCCAGATTTCCAGCAGAATCCGCAGGCATTTGATCCGTGAATCTAACGGGATATCCGAACAGGAACGCAGACTCTCCCGTTGACGTAGGACCACTGATCGAGTCTGTACTATTTCCTCCTGCCGCATATAGCAACCGTTGAATTGTTGAAGAATAGAATTGGCGATGCATTATGAATGACGCCTGAGGTGTATAGGCGCTCGGCAGCTTCGCCACCAACTCATTGAGATCGGCGAGAGTGACAGTACTCCAAGTAGTATCGCCACTTCCAAGCGTGACCTTGCCGCCAGCGCCAAGCGCGCTGTCAACTCCAGTCTCGCCCCCATAGGTGCTGGTACCATCGCCATTGATGAATTCTCCATCCTCAGTATATGACAACTCGTATCCTGCCCGAGATGCGATACGAGACGCCACATCGACAATACTGTCCTGAATCAACTGGTTGGACATTTTGACGAGAATCGCCGAACGCTTGACGCTCAGCGCGATTGTCCCGAACGTTGCCTTCGATGCGGTAATACTAGCCGCCTCGGAAGGGTAGTAAACAGTTGGCCCCGTGGTCAGTTTCGGGATATTGAGCACATCGCTGGTCATGGGCACCACATCACATACTTGTCGAGCGAGGCCCGTAGTGTTGCGAATCTCCCATATCGCGTCCGAGAGGGGCGCCGGTACAAGATAGCCGCCGTCTGCGTCGACTCCCTCGACCTGCTGCGCGTAGATGCTCATACCATGATTCTGACAGAACTCGATGGCGTTCGGGTCTTTGCGAATCATTGCACGCAACCACATCCCTGCGTGGTAGGCGTTGCGTTCCGCATC